ATGTATTAATGGCTTGTGTATTTTATGGTATGCCATTATTAGCGGAAAATAATAAACCTAGATTACTTTATCATTTTAAAAGAAGAGGCTACAGAGGGTATAGCATGAATAGACCAGACAAAGTTTGGAACAAGCTGTCGGTGACGGAAAAAGAAATAGGGGGCATACCGAATTCAAGTGAAGATATAAAACAGGCTCACGCCGCTGCAATTGAATCTTATATAGAAACCCACGTTGGTTACACAGGAGAAGGGTATGGTAATATGTACATGCAACGAACCTTAGAAGACTGGGCGAAGTTTAACATAAACAACAGGACAAAGCATGATGCTTCTATAAGTTCTGGTTTAGCTATTATGGCTTGCAATAAAAATAGATATACGCCTGTAGCTGCTAGACAAAAAAGCAAAATATCTTTACCTTTTAAAAGATACGATAATAACGGATCCATTTCGAAAATAATAAAATAAATGATAGAAACTAATTACAATAGCTCGTTTCCTACACAAACTGTTAGCGATGAAGAAAAAGCTAGTCTAGAGTATGGATTAAAAGTAGCTAGAGCAATAGAGCACGAATGGTTTGGAGGTTCCAGATCATCAAACAATAGGTTTTCGTCAAACTATAGTAGATTTCATCAGCTTAGATTGTATGCTAGAGGTGAGCAGTCTATTCAAAAATATAAAGATGAGTTGTCAATAAATGGCGATTTATCTTATTTGAATTTAGATTGGAAACCAGTTCCTGTGATACCTAAGTTTGTAGATATAGTAGTTAACGGTATATCACAAAAAAATTACGATATAAAAGCATTTGCTCAAGACCCTGAATCAAACAGACAAAGAACAGAGCACGTATCCGCTATTGTTGCAGATATGAATACTAGAGAGTTCAATGAAAAAATGATGTCTCAGTTAGGTATGGATACTTATAATGTAGAAGATCCTTCTATGTTACCTGAAAATGAAAATCAACTTTCATTATATATGCAGCTTGATTACAAGCAAAATATAGAAATAGCTCAAGAAGAAGTAATTAATACAGTATTAGATACTAATAAATACACATTGACAAAACGTAGGCTAAACTACGATTTAACAACTATAGGTATTGCTGCAACTAAAACAAACTTTAATAAAGCAGAAGGCATTACTGTTGACTACGTAGACCCTGCTAACTTAGTTTATTCTTATACAGAAGATCCAAACTTTGGAGATCTTTATTATGTAGGTGAAGCTAAAGAAGTTACATTAGCTGAAATTAAAAAAGAATTTCCTAGCCTTAGTAATGAGGAAATGAAGGAGATTGAAAAAATGGCGGGATCCGATAATTATCTCAATGGCTACAGCAACTATGATGATAGTAAAGTTTCTTTAGTTTATTTTGAATATAAAACATACAGAAATCAGGTATTTAAAATAAAGAAAACAGATCAAGGTTTAGAAAAAGCTATTGAAAAAACGGATGAGTTTAATCCACCTGAAAACGATACGTTTAAAAAAGTATCTAGAGCCATAGATGTCATATACTCTGGTGTAAAAGTTTTAGGTTATAACAAAATACTTAAATGGGAATTAGCTGAAAATATGACTAGACCATTTGCTGATACTACAAAAGTTTCTATGAACTACTCTATTTGTGCGCCTAGAATGTACAAAGGTAAAATAGAATCTTTAGTTGGGCGTATTACAGGGTTTGCTGATATGATTCAACTAACACATTTGAAGTTACAACAAGTGATGGCTAAAATAGTTCCAGATGGAGTATTTTTAGATATGGACGGTTTAGCTGAAGTTGATTTAGGTAATGGTACTTCATACAGTCCAGCGGAAGCATTGAATATGTATTTCCAAACTGGTAGCGTTGTAGGTAGATCACTTACGCAAGACGGTGATATGAATAGAGGTAAAATACCTGTTCAACAGTTAACTTCGTCATCGGGTCAAGGTAAAATAGCTTCTTTAATTAATACGTATCAGTATTACTTGCAAATGATTAGAGACGTAACCGGATTAAACGAAGCAAGAGACGGAAGTACTCCGGATAAAAACGCTTTAGTAGGGTTGCAAAAAATGGCTGCTAATCAATCAAATGTAGCTACAAGACATATATTACAAGGAAGTTTATATTTAACTCTTAAAACGTGTGAAAACATATCTTTAAAAGTTGCTGATTTAATAGAGTTTCCTTTAACTAGACAATCAATAGAATCCAGTATATCAATATATAATGCTGAAATCCTTAAAGAAATCGTAGATTTAAACCTGCATGACTTTGGAATATTTTTAGAACTAGAACCTGACGAAGAAGAAAAGCAACAGCTAGAACAAAACATTCAAGTTGCATTACAATCGGGCGGTATTAATTTAGAGGACGCTATTGATATTAGACAAATTAAAAACATAAAGCTAGCAAACGAATCTATTAAATTTAGAAGAAAGAAAAAAGAAGAAGCTGATAGAGCGGCTCAGCAAGCAAACATACAAGCGCAAGCGCAAGCAAATGCACAAGCGTCAGAAGCGGCTGCTATGGCGGAAGTACAAAAGCAACAAGCTTTAGCGCAGACTAAAATACAAATAGAACAATCAAAATCTCAATTTGATATTCAAAAGTTACAACAAGAAGCAGAGATTAAAAAGCAATTGATGGAAGTAGAGTTCCAATACAATATGCAATTAGCCCAAGCTAATTCTGGAGTAAAAAGAGATGAAGAAAAATATAAAGAAGATCGTAAAGACGATAGAACAAAAATACAAGCAACTCAACAAAGCGAGTTAATTGATCAAAGAAAAAATGATTCTTTACCAAAGAATTTTGAATCAGCCGGGTTTGACAACCTCGGTGGATTTGGCCTAGAACAATTCGAACCTAGGTGATAACTATTTACTAATTTTATAATATTATATCATGTCAGACACAATTAAAGTGGATCTTAGAGAAGGTCCTAAAACAGTTGAAGATAACGTTACTAAAGTAGACTTATCTAAAACAGAAAAAACAGAAACAGATGCCGTTCAAGAGCAAACAACAGATGAAACTGTGCTTCAAGATGAAAAACCCGAAGTGGGATTGCAAGAAGTGGTTGAAGAAAACAAACAAGAAGAATCTGAAGAAGTAATTACAATAGGTGAAACCGCAGAAGAAGTAACTAAAGAACAATTTATTGAGTCTGCGCCTAAAGCTGATTTACCTGAAAATGTAGAAAAGCTGGTTGATTTTATGAAAGAAACCGGTGGAACTTTACAAGATTATGTTAGGTTAAACGCTGATTACAGTGATGTAAATTCAGATACATTATTAACAGAATACTACAAACAAACAAAGTCACATTTAGACGCCGCTGAAATTGATTTTTTAATGGAAGACAAATTTGATTTTGACGAGGATGTAGATGAGGAGCGAGAAATCCGCAAAAAGAAACTCGCAAAAAAAGAAGAGGTTGCAAAAGCAAAAAAGTTTTTAGAAGGCTTAAAGGACAAATATTATTCAGACATCAAGTTGAGACCTGGATTATCTCCTGAGCAGCAAAAAGCTTCTGAGTTTTTCGATCGATATAATGAGAATCAGAAAATAGCTGAGCAACAGCATTCTTCATTTAAAGAAAACACTAAACAAATGTTTAACCAAGATTTCAAAGGTTTTGATTTCAAAGTAGGTGAAAAAACATTTAGATACGGTATTCAAAATGTAAACAAAGTTGCAGAAAACCAATCAAACATTAATAACCTTATTGGGAAGTTCCTAAATGACAAAGGTGAAGTAACGGATACGAAAGGTTATCACAAAGCTATTTATGCTGCTGAAAACGTAGACACTATTGCAAAACACTTTTATGAGCAAGGCAAGGCCGATGCGGTAAAGGATGTTGTTGCTAGTTCTAAAAACACTAGTGCAGAAGCGAGGTCGACGGCGCCTTCTGAAGTTAGTGTTGGTGGATTTAAAGTGCGAGCAATAAGCGGTGTTGATTCTTCAAAATTAAAGATTAAAAAAACATTTAACAATTAAACATTAAAACATTTTATTATGGCATTAACAGGTGGATCAGGCTTAACGCCTTTCGCAAAAAAATCGGTATTATCAACAAACTATATCGACTTTACAAGTGCTGACGCAAACAGTGCAAACTGGGCTCAGCAATACATTCCAGAAGTATACGAAGCAGAAGTTGAAAGATACGGAAATCGTACTATTGGAGGATTTTTAAAAATGGTAGGAGCTGAAATTCCTATGACTTCTGATCAAGTAGTTTGGTCTGAACAAAACAGATTACACGTTTCTTACGAGGCATTAACTCTTACTAACGCTGGAGCTTTAGCCGCGTTGCCTACTACTAACGTTTTGGCTGTAGGTCAAACTATTTTAGTTATTAAGGCTGACGGAAGTGCATCTGCAAAAGCTTATGTATCTGCAATCACGAATGGAACTACTGTAGCTATTAAAGGTTACTCTAAAAGTGTATCTGAAATTCACGCTTTAGTTGGAGGAACTGGTGTAAAGGTATTTGTTTATGGATCTGAATACAAAAAAGGAACTGATACTACTGCTGTATCTGTAGAGCCTTCTTTCACTCAGTTTTCTAACAAGCCAATCATTATTAAAGATAAGTATGAAGTAAGTGGATCTGACGCATCTCAAATTGGATGGGTAGAAGTAACTACTGAAGGAGGAGACTCTGGATACTTATGGTACTTAAAAGGTGAAGGAGAAACTCGTTTACGTTTTGAAGACTATTTAGAAATGGCTGTTATTGAGGGAGAAAAGAAATCAGGTAACGGAGATGTTCCAACTGGAATTGAAGGTACTGAAGGTTTATTTTCTGCTGTATCAGGTAGAGGACAAGTTGACAACGCGTTTGCTGGATCATTAACTGACTTTGACAACATTCTTAAAGGGTTGGATAAAGAAGGAGCTATTGAAGAAAACATGTTATTCTTAAACAGAACAACTGCTTTAGCTTTTGACGATATGCTTGGAGCTATAAATGCTAACTATGACGGAGGTACTTCTTTTGGAGTATTTGATAATTCTCAAGAAATGGCTTTAAACTTAGGTTTTTCTGGTTTCAGACGTGGATCTTATGATTTTTACAAAACTGACTGGAAATACTTAAACGACGCTTCTACTAGAGGTATCGCTGCTGACGCAAGTATCAATGGTATTCTTATACCTGCTGGAACTTCTACTGTATATGACCAATCACTTGGACAAAATATCCGTAGACCATTCTTGCACGTACGTTATAGAGCTTCAGAGGCTGACGATAGAAAGATGAAGTCTTGGTTAACTGGATCAGTTGGCGGAGCTGCTACATCTTCTTTAGATGCTATGGAAGTTCACTTCTTATCTGAAAGATGTTTATGTGTACAAGGAGCTAACAACTTTGTATTATTCACATAGTCAAGAGTATATTATTGTAATTTTTACCCTCGTATAATTTACGGGGGTAACTATTACCTTTATTAAACTATTAAATTTTATTATATTATGGCTAAACAAGCTACAGCAAAAAAAGTAGAGGTTGCACCTCAACCAATAGTAGAAACTAAAAAAGCATCTACACCAGTACAACCCGCAGAACCAAAGTGGGAAATAAAAGACAGAAGCTATTATTTAGCTGGAAATGAAGAGCCTTTAACATTTAGACTTAAAGCTAGACATTCAAGGTTAAAACCTTTGCTTTACTTTGACGAAAAGCAAGGTATTCAAAAAGAAATTAGATATGCGACTAATCAGCAATCTCCATTTGTACAAGATCAAAGCGGAGAAGCTACATTAGGACAAATTGTTTTTGAAAACGGTATATTATCTGTACCTAAACAAAAGCAGAATTTACAAAAATTACTATCATTATTCCACCCTGACTTAAACAACAGGTATTACGAGTTTGATGCTCAAGAGGAAGCTAAAGATGATTTAGAAGATTTAGAACTTGAGTTTGAAGCAATTTCAGCTGCAAGAACAATGGATGTTGATCAAGCGGAAGCAATACTAAGGGTTGAAAAAGGCTCTGAAGTATCTTCTATGAGTTCTAAAGAAATAAAAAGAGATTTATATATCTTTGCTAAAAGCAATCCAAGCTTATTTATAGAGCTAGCTAACGACGAAAACGTTCACTTACGTAACGTAGCTATTAAAGCAACAGAGTCTGGAATCATAAGCTTAAGCGGAGACAATAGAACTTTTAACTGGACTAGTAATAATAGAAAATTAATGACTGTACCTTTTGATGAAAACCCATACTCAGCTATGGCAGCTTTCTTTAAAACAGACGAAGGTATTGAAGTTCTCAAGTCAATAGAGAAAAAAATCAATTAATACGTAATATAAATATATAGAGGGGATAGTTAACTCTGTCCCCTTATATTACATAAAAAAATAAATAAATGGCAATAAGCGTAGATACTGTATATAAAACAGTTTTATTAATACTTAACAAAGAACAGCGTGGTTATATGACGCCGGATGAGTTTAATAAAATTGGACAGCAAGTACAACTTGAAATATTTGAAAAGTATTTTGAAGACTTAAATCAAATAGTTAGAGCACCTCAAACGGATGCAGACTATGCTGATCGCTTACCATATTTAGAAGAAAAACTATCTGTGTTTGAAAGCACTGCTACATTTAATGTGTCAAATGGAGCAGCGACACTTTCAGGAGTACATCGGTTAAACACAGTTACTTACAACAATATAGAATTGCAAAAAGTAGGTAGAAAAGAATACTATAACATAATAAAATCGCCTTTAACAAAACCAACAGAATCACACCCTATATATCTGCAGGAGGGTAATTCTTTAAAAATAGAACCTACAACCATAGGGACTATTAATACTTCTTTTATAAAAAATCCTTTACCTATTAAATGGAATTTTACCTTTAACGATAATTTAAACATATACGTATTTACAATTATAGGTTCTACTAATTTTGAACTGCATTCATCAGAACAAACGGAGGTTATATTACGAATACTAGCTTATGCAGGAATAATAATAAGAGACCCTCAAATTGTACAAACAGCTACGGCTAAAGTTCAGCAGCAAAACATAAACGAAAAAAGATAATAAATGGGTTTAATAACAGAAAATAATACGCATTACTACGCTGGTCAACAGAGCTATGCATACCCTGTAGCAGATGGATCTAATGAGATAACTTGGATAGGAGATGTAGTTTTAGAGCCTACTATAGCTGGAAAACAAAACTCTAATTACGAAGTTTTTAAAAATAATATTTTACTTACAGAAACTACAAATTACACTTTATTGAATGGGGTGGTAACAATTATAGGTTCTTTATCTGCAGGAGATGTAATTATTATACAACTTAAACAAAGGGCTAGGGAAAAAAATTATGGAGGATATGCTTATATTACTTTAGATGAAGTTATAAATAACTTTATTGTTGCGTATGTAGGAGAAGACAAACTTATACCTAGAGTAAAAAGAACAGATGTTATATTTCACGCAAAAAGAGGATTACAAGAATTTTCTTACGATACTATAAATAGTATTAAATCTCAAGAACTAACAGTTCCTTTAAACTTAAGTATTCCAATTCCTCAAGATTATGTTAATTATGTTAGCATGTCATCCGTAGACGAAAATGGTTTAGTAAGACCTATATACCCTAACTCAGTTAGTAAGTCACCTACTGCTTTACCATTACAGGACAACGAAGGAATTCCTATACAAGATAGTTTTGGAAATAATTCACAAGCCACAAACTCTTTAACTGAAACTAGGTTTGGAGAATTAGATATGACTAAAGTAAACGGACCGAATAGTGGTGTAGGTCAAAGATATGGATTAAATCCATCTACATCAAATACTAACGGTATGTTTATAATAAACAAACGGGAAGGTAAGTTTTCTTTCAGCAGTGATTTAGCTGATAAAATAATAATACTAGAATACTTGTCAGATGGGTTAGCTTACGATGCTGACACTGAATTACCTAAAATGGCAGAAGAAGCAATGTATGCTCATATAGCTCACGCTATTGTTTCAGGAAGATCAAATCAACCAGAGTACGTTGTTAACAGATTAAAAAGAGAAAGAAGCGCTAAGTTGAGAAATGCTAAAATAAGACTATCAAATATAAAGCTAAGTGAAATCGTTAATATAATGAGAAATCAATCTAAGCTAATTAAACACTAATTAAATGGCAGAAGCAAAGAATAGTTTTTTAGCGTCTAAAATGAACAAAGATTTAGACGATAGGCTTATACCTAGTAATGAGTACAAGGATGCTTTAAATGTATCTGTATCTAACTCTGAAGATAGTGACGTTGGAGCTTTAGAAAATATTTTACAAAACACAAGTGTATTCCCCATTTCTACAACTTCCAACTTAGGATATAACAACGGTAAAGTAATAGGCTACGCAATAGATAATTCTAAAGATAGTGTATATTTATTTTGGACTAATTATACTTTCGACCCAACTTCTGGAAGGGAAGATCATCAGGCTGCCAGTGGAAACGAAAATACAAATTCAGTTATAATACAATATAATACCAAAAACAACACTCTTACTAAAACGTTGGTGGCTGGTAGGTTTTTAAATTTTTCTACAGAACACTTAATACTAGGTGCAAACATAGTTGAAAATTTGCTTTTTTGGACAGACAATAGAAATCAACCTAGAAAAATAAACTTAGAAATAGCTTCAGCTAGATCGGCTGGATCAGTTAAAACAACTGGTTTGTATGCGGTAGGTAACAATTATTCAACCGGAATTTACAATACAACCAATCCGATTCCAGGAGGAGTTGGTACCGGTTTAACTGTTTCAATAACTGCAACAAACGGAGGTATTAGCGGTGTGGCAATAGTTACTCCTGGTAGCGGCTACGCTGTTGGAGATGTAGTAAATGTGTCAGGACCAGGCCCAGGCATTCAAGGACAAATAGCTATAACAAGTCTTGAAAATTACTACCTAAATGAAGATCACGTTTCAGTTGCAAAATATGCTCCCTATAAGCCTATAGATCTGTATAAAGATTATTCAGGAACTTATAAAACGACCATGAAAGATGTGGTTAGCGAAAAACTACCCAATGACACCACAGCTAATCCTGATTATAATTCTGACTACGCAGGAGATCCTACATACTTGCAGGATAAATTTGTTAGATTTAGCTACAGATTTAAGTACGACGACGGGGAGTATTCTATTATAGCCCCTTTTACTCAAATAGCTTTTATACCTAAACAAGACGGAAGTTTTATAGATAGATATGACGCCGGTAATAACCTTATTTCATCAGACGAAAACAAGACTTATCAAAGTACCGTTGTTTCTTTTATGGAAAACAAAGTTAATCAAATATCTTTAGTTATTAACTTGCCAAGTGCCGGGAACTCTTTAGAAGAAAACTACAAAATAAAAGAAATAGATATATTATATAAAGAATCTGACGGAGTTTCTATTAGTGTTTTAGATACTGTTGAAGTTGAAGAAATACAAGATTTAGCAGGAGCTTCTAGTGTTTATGAATATAGTTATCAGTCTAGAAAACCTATTAAAACTCTTCCGCAAAACCAAACAACTAGGGTTTATGATAAAACACCAGTAAAAGCACTTGCTCAAGAAGTTAGCGGTAACAGGATTATTTACGGAAACTATGTTAACAAACATACCGCTCCTGCTCATTTAAAATATCAAGTTGCTGCTACTCAAAAGTTTTCTTCTGGATCAGATAGTAACTACTCATATATAGAATACCCTGAACATACTTTAAAAAGAAATAGAAACTACCAAGTGGGTTTTATTTTAAGTGACAGATATGGAAGACAGTCTGATGTTATACTATCAAACGTAAGCAGTAACAATGCTTCCAACTCCCTGTTTGGAGCTTCTACCTTTTACTTTCCTTATAGGAAGTCAGGCGACGCTACCACGGCACTTGCTAGTATTGGTAACTCTATTAAAATAAGATTAAATGAAGAAATTATTAGCAATAAAAGCCCTTTAAGTGTTGATAATGCAGCCTCTACAGGCGAACCTGGTTTATACAACGCTACAACAAACCCAACAGGTTGGTACTCTTACAAGGTGGTTGTAAAGCAAACACAGCAAGAATACTATAACGTTTATTTACCTGGGTTTTTAAATGGATTTTTAACAAATACCACAGAGCAAGGAGAAATTTCTCACATAGCTTTATTTAGCGATAATATAAACAAGGTTCCAAGATCTTTAATAGAAGTAGGCCCTGATCAAAAACTATATAGAAGTGATGAAACTTTATTTCCTATAGTTGAAAATCTTCTTTTATCAGGAAACTTAAATAGCAATGAGCAGTTTTATCCCGGGGAAAAAATATATCAAATACCTACTATAGGAGCTTACGACGAGCTAAACAACTTAGGAGCAGGAGGCGCTGATGATGCAATATACAACAGTGATAATAATCCTTTAATAGCAAGAATAAGTACGCCAAGTGCTTTAGGGGTTACGCATACACATATGAACCCTTTTTTATCTGTAGCAGAAACAAAACCTTTTGAGTCTAACCTAGATATTTACTATGAAACATCAACAACAGGATTAATATCTGAATTAAACGAAGCGGTAAGAGCTAATCAAGGATCACCCGTTCAAGATTTTGATACTTTTACATATGTACATAGAGAATGGCAAGACCCTTCAGGTACAGGTAATACAACCGGTGATAATAATTCTAGGTACGTAACTGATGAATTTTTACCAACAAATCAAGGCGTAGGTGATATTAACAATAGTGCGTTATTTAGTTTTTCAGTACAAGACGGGTTAGGAAATAATAGAACTAACGATTTTTCTGTTGAGGCAAATACAGTAAACAATATTAAAAAGTATAGAATAAAAATAAATACAGACTTTTATTACGGAGCAACCGGTGCTATTGAAGAATCTTACATTTTTTCAATAGGGTTAGTTAATAGTGCGGACTCTGTTACTTCAGGAATAAACGTAACAGTGGCTGTAAATAATTCTGTAACACTACCTCTAAACGATACTACAGGTGTATTTATTACGCAATCCGTTACGGACCAAGGGTCTAATGTACCCGCAGGTACTACAGTGACAGGTATAAGTGGTAACAATATAACAATTAGCAATCCGGTTACTCTCGGGAGTGGTACCAATATGTTTTTTACCGCCCCTGTTACTATTATAGAAAAAAGCGGTGTTTTGCAAAATGTAACACCTATTTTAAGCGCTAGCGTTTACAATCCTGCTACAACTCCACCTCATACTTTTCCTAATTATTGGCAAATTAGTAGTAATTATTTTCAAGCTACCGTGTTTAATGGAGCTTTTGATGCTAATAAAAAATTACAAGATATTTCATATGAATGGGATACTTTACAACCAGGTTTTTTAAATGGGAATGGATCAGTTTCTTTTTATACATCAGGAAGCAGTCGGGTTATGGAATTGCAAAGCAGTACTGGTCAAGCATTTCAGTTATCTTTAAGTAACACTGGTAAAGTTCAATTAATTCCGCCTTTATCTATTGATATTACTGAAAACTTTGTTCTTAATTTTACAGCTACTGATGCAGGGGGAGCTTCTGTATCTGTACCTGTTAATTTTACATATGTTGAGCCAGGTGTGGTAATTTCTTTTTACAGAGGAAGTCCAAAATATACAACTAAAAACGCAGCCTGCAGCGGAAGTACTAGCGGAACTGTAGACCAAGCATACATGCTTAAATCTGATTTTGACAATAACTTTATGGTTTCAGGTGGTGCTATAGAAGCAGATATACAATTATATGAAGATATAAATAGAACTTCAAACTACGTTCCTCCTGGTGGAGCTCAATATTTATACTATGAAGATAACGCTTCTGACGCTGTCGCTTTAGAGGTTAACGTTAATGGTGTTCTTCAGGAAGAATCACTAATAGGTATTTTATGTGACGTTGTTCCTTAATACATAAATAAATAAATAAACAAGTAATTATAAATATATGGCCGCTATTATAGAAGTAAAATATTTCAATTCTTTTCTACTACGTAAGACAGCTACTCCAAGTGACGCTACCCCGGCTAACCAACCTGTGTGGTATAAAACACCAGGGTTGGCAAGTAATGATGCTAGAAACTGGATTATTGAAGAATCTAGAATTAGAGGCGGGTATAACAATACTTCTGTAGATTTTGGAGCTAAAGCTTATTTAGTAGCAAATACTAACAAAGGATCTATAAGGCCTAACAGTTTAATATATTCTGGTATATTTAATTCAAGAACAGGTGTTAATAATACAAACCAATTTCCGGTAGGAGAAGAAATAACTAGAAGCTTAGACCCTTCAAACGGTAGTATTCAAAAACTACACGCTGAAAACACTAACCTTACAATATTACAGGAAAACAAAGTAAGTAGAGCATTGATTGATAAGGATGCTATTTATTCCGCTGAGGGTGGAGCAATAACAACTTCTGGCTCTCAAGTTATTGGACAAGTAGTTCCTTATGCTGGGGAATATGGTATATCAAAAAATCCAGAGAGTTTTGCTGTTTATGGTTATAGAAAATATTTTACAGATAAAAACAGAAATGCAGTATTAAGATTATCATCGGATGGTATTACTGAAATATCTGGATACGGTATGAAAGACTTTTTTAGAGATAGGTTTACAGAAATAGACCTTAACTCTTTTAATGAAGGTAAAATTATAGGTGGTTTTGATGTACATACTAAAACATATGTTGTTTCTTTACAAAATATCAACGGCATAGACTATGACACTTTGGCTTTTGACGAACAATCTAAAGGATGGGTTAGTAGATATAGTTATAAGCCTGATAATATTTTTAGTTTAAAAAATTGTTTTTATTCAACATTTAGCGGTGAAGCTGGAAACTTAACCAATAACGGTCTTTGGAAGCATCATTTTGGAAGCGATTATAATAAACTATACGGTCAAACCGTTAACTCAACGGTAACAACTGTTTTTAACTCCAAAGTATCTTTATCTAAAAACTTTTCAACAGTAGGTTATGAAGGTAGTAATGGATGGCAATTGACTTCTTTTATTTCAGATGCTACAGGTGCTGATAGTGGAGTTAATTATACTGATAAATCTTTTCCTATAAAAAGTTATAGTGAAGGAGAATTTATACCAAGCCCTACAGATGGGCAGCCTATATTGCCGGCTAACTATCAGTCTGCTTTTGAAACTACTAACCCTCCTTACACAAGGTTAAGGGCTGGTTTTGATAGAAAAGAAAATAAATATGTTTCTAATCTTAAAAACAATAGTTTATCTAGACCTAGCGAAATTATTTATGGTCAATCAATGTCAGGAATAAAGGGTATGTTTGCTACAGCTACTTTTTCAGTCGATAGCACTACAGACCCAACAGGTAAAAAAGAATTGTTTGCAGTGTCAACCAACTATGTAGAATCATCATATTAAATTAAATGAAATTAAAAGCAAGAAAATTAATACACGAAGATTATGATACCATAGTTGAATGGTGGAAATCTTGGCCAAAGTGGGAACCATTAGGTAGAAACTTACTGCCTGAAAACGGAACAGGTGGTGTAATGATTGAAAGAGAAGGTAAACCTTTAATAGCTGGTTTTTTATATGTAACCAACTCTGATATATGTTGGATGGAATGGATTGTTTCAGATCCTAAACAAAAAAATAAATCAGAAGCTATATCCTTGTTAATATCTTCTTTAGAAAAATGGGGTAAAGACGCTGGCTTTAAAGTTGTATTTAGCATAGGAAGAAGTAAAAATCTTATAAACGAACATAAAAAATTAGGTTATACAGTAGATGATAATTCTAGTTATGAAATAGTAAAAAATATATAAATATGGGAGTAGTAACAGGCTTAATAGCCGCAGGAGCAGCAGTAGTAAGCTCAGGTGTACAAGCTATCAGCGCAAATCAAAAAGCACAAAGCGCAAAAGGAGATGCTCACAGAGCTAAAAATAATCTTGCAGAGCTAGAAGCTTCAAGGCAAGAAATTATAAATCCATATGCAGGCATGGAGAGCGTAGCTGGTATGGCAACAGACGCTTCTGGTATGTTAAAAAATCGTATGGCTAATATAGGTGTTGCAACGCAAGCGGCTGAAATAGAAATAGAACAAGCTGACATTGCTTTAGCAAATACATTAGATACTTTAGCTGCTACCGGAGCAAGTGCTGGTGGAGCGACCGCGTTAGCTCAGGCTGCTATGCAAAGCAAAAAAGGTGTATCTGCTAGTATAGAAAAACAAGAAGTTGCTAATCAGCAAAATGCCGCTCAAGCAGAAATGCGATTAGATCAAGCTAAAATGTCTGAGCAATTAAGATTGCAAGGTGTATCTATGTCTGAAGCTAAACGTATACAACAAGCGGAAGCATCGGGTAAAGACTACGTATTTAAAGCAACTGAAGTGAGAGAAGGTGAACAACTAGATAGAGCGCAAGCGGAAGTTGAAAATGCTCAAGCTGCCGTAGCTAGTTATCAACAAGCTAGAGATGGTGCTGTGGGTAGCGCTATTAGTGGTTTAGGTGCAGTAGCTTCATCTGTAGGTGGATTAGTTGAAGAAAATAGAGCTAAAAGAGCTGCAGGGGAAGTTGTAAACGAAAAAGCCAAAAACTCAAATAAAACCACCACTAGAGGAGAAATGAGAAGTTCAATGGGAGTTGGCGGTAAATAATAAATAAATAAAATATGAGTTATAGAAATCCAAAAGCAGCACCAATAAACACAGGGGCTGCAGTATATCAAGGCATACAAAAACTCGCTGGAGATGTTTACACATTTGCTACCGAAGAAAGAGTTCGTAAAGGTCAACTAATAGGTGAAAGCATTGCTGCTCAGCAAGCCATCGATGACGACATTAATAAAATGGGACTAACCCTTGAAGAAGGTGAAAATAACTTTGAAAATCAAATATTTGCAGAAGCTCAAGCTGCTAAACAAAAAATAGCTGCTCAGTACGATATAATGAGTAAAACGTTTTCAAGTCCTGAACAAAGAGCTAAAGCTAAAGCGGAAATAAATAAATTAAACAAGTATCCAGAGGGTCTTACAGCAGACCTTGCTACAGGTAAATACCTTGTTGATCAATTCCGCAAAGGTTTATCAATAGCACCTGGTAAAACAGGATCAATCAGTGCAACAAATGATTTGAATACGCTAGAAGTTGTTAAAGACATGCAAAGCGGCGGAAAAAATACTAAAATTGAAACCAATGAAGCTGGAGCAAGAACTTTAGTAACAAATGTAGACGGTAAAACTTATAAGCTTAATGTTTCAAATATTACAAATGGGTTAAAAACCAACCCTAATCAAATAATATTTAATACCGTATCAGATGATTCAAGTATAACAAATACTTATTTATCACAAATGGGATTAAGCGGTAAAAATTTAGACATACCTGCTTTAGTAAAAGATGGTATACTTAAAAAAGAATCAAGATTGGTTCCTGTTGCTGGAAAATCAAATGAAATATATACTGTAGATAGACAAAAGGCTTATGCAGCTGTTGCGGGATTAAGTCAAGACTTAGTAAGAACTCCTAGTAATTACACTTATACAAATAGTATATGGCAAGATAAGTTAGGTAATTCAATTACTTTAAAGCAAGCTTTAGCTTCTGAAGGTGAAGAAAAAGTTTTAGAACAAATAAGAGAATATTACGTAGAAGAAGCTATAGGTGCTAGTATTGCAAATGGTATTTCTGTACAATTACCTAAGCCTGAAAAAGGTTCCTACTATAAAACCGATATACAACTTCGAGCATTAGCAAAAAATCCTGAAGGAAAAACAATTTCTGCAAATGGTAAAAATTACAAAATAGAAAAAGGATTTATAATACCACAAAAACTAGATTTAGATTTAGACACTCCTGGTTTTGTAGATGATAAAAACAACAAGTTTCCATTATATAATGTAGATAAAAAAGGAAATAAAACTTTAAATTATAGCGATTTTAGAGCGCTAACAGGAGATACAATAAGAATAAAAAACTAAATTAAACAACAATTATGAGCGATTACCGTCAAGAAGGAACAGGGAAAGTAATAACTGAACAACAACTATTAAGACTTGCTGCTGAAAGTGGGCTTTCTGTAGAAGAAATAGTACAAGGCAATAATTTAAAGTTAATAACCGAAGACTCGGGAAATACAACAGGCGCTGCAACAACAACTGCAAATGTAGTGCCGACAAATCAAATAGCAGATACGGATTTAACATTGGAAAATGGTTTATCGGAATCACAAGATCCTGATCCAAAATCTAAATACTATGTTACCTCAAAGGAATTAGGTAAAGGTAGCGAAGAAGATATAGCTCCTTTTTTAAATAAAAAACTTTCTAGGCTAGGTATAACAGTCGAGCAAGCTACTGCTTTAGGAGGCTTTGATGCGGTATCGTTGTCGAATGTAGATAAAGCTGATCCAAACTTAGGTGTTTTAGCTGATCTACTTAAAGCTATTAAAGTTGGTGGAAACCAAAGTAAAGAAGATTTAGAAGCTTCTGCAGAGCTAATTAACAATTATATAAAAGAAAATGGTAATTTAGATTATTTAGCTACTTCTGCTGGAAAAGAATCTACAACGTATGGAAATTATGTTGAACAAATACAAGCACCTTCTTTAACTAAAAATGAGATAAACGCTAACGCGAAAAGTGAAAGGCTAAAAAAGTTTCAAGAAGAGGATACTAGTACATCGACAATGACTTTTAAGGAATACCGTGAATCTGGATTAATGAAACCAGAAGAAGCAAGGTTTTACAAAGGAAGTGGAAATAAAAAAGTAAAAAAACAATCTACAAGAGAAGACTTTAATAGTGCAGAAGAGTTTAAAGCATATAAGGATTGGCAAAAGAATGGTTTTGTAAAAGATCTTACTGATAATGAAATATCTTTCTATGATAGCGAACGTAAGAAGAACTACGCTTTAGACAAGTCATCCGAATATGTTAGTGATTTAACACCTGCTCAAAGAACATCCATACTAGCGCTTGCTTCTGAAGACGAGGAAAAAATATCAAACTTTAAAGAGAATGCTAGTACTTTATTTAATACTAAAGACCAACTAGAAGTAGCTTTAGAAAATTACAATAAAAATAAAACTAAAGAAAACTACTTACAAGCATTTGAATTACAATCATCTTTCTTAAAGCAGCAAAATGATTTGCAAAAAGCTCAAAAGACATTAGAAGACTCTGGTGCTGCAGATAGAGAAAAAGCTATTCCTTATGCTATTGATGATTTTAATAGGAACTACGATAGGCTAGAGCAGCTTGTTTCAGCTACTAAATCAATGGGTACAGATGTTATGTATAGCATGGCTCAGTTAAGCATCCTTAGAGACCCGGGTTCTTTAATGAAATTAGCGAGTGGAGTTAAAATGTCTACTTTAGTAGAAGAACAAACTGGTTTAGTTTCTTTAGGCGGTGATATGCAAAAAGAAATGGAAAACTTTCAAAGAGCAATAACTGTAGATAAAATAGGTAGCATTAAAGATGCTGGTAGATGGGTTGCTGGGTCTATGCCTAATTTATTACCCTCTTTAGGAATGGCTATGACCGGTCCTGCTGCTATGCCTTTATTTTTTATGTCAGGCGCTGGTGGAAAGGGAATGGAAACGGCTATTAAGCAAAAAGATGCTTCTGAAAGAATGCTTAATAATAGTAAGCTACTAGAGGAAAATCCTAGCATGGACCGATTAGAGCGAGCTTCTATTGAAACTCAAATGAATAAAGATGCTGAATTCCTTAATATCCCGGAATGGAAAGTACTAAGTAATCAAGCGCTTGCAGGTATTGCTGAAGTAGCTTTTGAAAGAATAGGTACAATGAGGCTTCTGAAAGGTTTAAAGGACGGTGTTAAAATGCTGCCTCCTCAAACAATAAAAGAAGGATTTGAATTTGTTGGTAAGCAATTAGAAAAAGGCCTTAGGGTTGAAGGAGGTTCTGAATTTGGAACTACATTATTTCAAAACATAGGAGATGTATATTTCTTAAATGAAGATAAAAATGTTTTTGAAGGAGGTCTTGAGAGTTTTGCTCAAGGAGCTTTAATGGGTGGTGGAATTGGAGCCGTTACGGCGTTCAAAGGCGTCAAGCAGGCTGTAATAAGTGAATTAGCTAATAAAGCAGAAGTTGACGAGTTATTTAGTATAACATCTAAATTACAAGAGTTAACTAAGGTAAAAATTGAAGGGCCTTCTGATCCAGCTTTAAAAGGCTTAAAATTACCTACAGAAACACAACAAACTGTAGATGATTTAGTAAAAAAAGGTAAAGCTTTAGAAGACGGTGTTTTATTTAAAATAGGTACAGACTTATCCCCAGAAGCTTTAGAGAAAGTAGGTGAAGTAAATAGAAAAATACGTAGACTAAATAAAAGATTAATTGACGCTTACGCTAATCCTAATATAAAAGCCAACGATTTATCAAACATAGAAAAAGTACTAAGAGGAGAGTTCAATGAATTAGCAGGGGAAAGAGAGCAGATCTTAACTAACGAAACAGATATAAAAGCCGCTAGAAAAAATGCAGCAGCGCAAGGTGTTTCTTTTGATAACTCGCAAGGCTATAAGTTTTACAAAGCAAAAATGCTTGCGGAAAGTACTCAATATGTGATAAACGATTTCGCTAACTTATCACCTGAAGCAAAACAGGCTGAGGTGGATGAAGCTATTGAGTTATTAAAAGCCGAGAAAAAAGAAGGTGCAAAAGAACCTACTGCAGAAGAAATAAATCAAAAAGCTTTAAGCAATTATGTCAATAAAACCTATAAAGCAAAAATAAAGAAGGGTCAAGCAAATGCTCAAAAGTTTGCAGAAGACGTAGGTTTAGATGTTGCGTTTGTTGTTGCAGAAACTAAAGAAGATATTATTGCTTTTTTTGAAAAAAATGACCCAGGAAAATTAGACAAACCTGCGCAAAGTGGCAGTAAAACAACGCTTAGAGAAGTTATTCAAAAAGGACAATACGAAGGAGGAGCAATAAAAGGGAGCAATCAAATTGTAATTAATATGGAGTCTTCTATTAAAAATAGGAGAATAGGCGTTTTTGCACATGAAGTTTTACATAAATACGCTGAAGAAAACTTTGGTAAAAATCAAGACAATATAGATGCCGCGGGTGAAAGCCTGTTATTATATTTACAAAAAAATCAACCTGATTTGTACGCTAAAGTTAAATTTAGAATTGACGAAAGCTACGCTGATAAAAACATTGAAGGAGATCTTGTAAAAGATAAAAACTACTACGAAGAAGCAATGAATGCTATGTCTGATGTGCTAGCTGACGGTCAAAAAGTAACAGAAAGCACAATCGATAGAATTAGGTTTTTTGCAAATAAATTTCTGCCAAGCACAATCCAGTTAAAAGACGGTGAAAGTGCATATTACTTTGTAAAAGATTATAATAAAGCTAGTCATTTTGGAGGCAAAACAGTACAAGATCCTATAGTTAAAACCGCTGTCAGTAAAGAAGATGAAAAATTAACAGAAGATAAGTTAAGTGTTACTAAGTTTAATCAACAATTAGAACAGCTTGAAACAGAATTCGGTGATGGTGAAATTGATTTTGATGTTTACGAACAGCAAAAAGCCAACTTAGAAAGTAAGATTGAAAGAGCTGAAAAAGCGGAATTAGCAGTAGTAACTAAAGACCCCAAAAAAGATATTGAAGTATTTCACGGGGGAGCAGTTAAAACCGTAAACGATATAGATGGCAACATTTACTTTTCAGAAAGTAAAAAGCAAGCAGAAGAGTATGCTAAAGGCAGCAACGGTAAAGTGCAAAGCTTTAAAATAAATGAAGCTGAAATTGCTACTGAAGCTCAAGTATTTGAAATAATAAGAGACCTAAACATACAGCCAAGAGTTGAAGGTTGGACAGTAGACGATTCTCGTTTATACGAATTAATAGACGCTAGATTTGAAAACGCTTTTACTAAAGAAGATTTAAACAAACTAAACGAAGCTCTTGCTGAAAAAGGTATTAAAGCAACTAGATTTACAGATACAAATTTAATAACCGGAAAAGATACTAAAAACATTGTAGTATTTGATAAATCCGCAGTAAGTCAAAAAGCTAAAACAGTAGCTAAGCCAAAACCTGTTAAAGCAGATAGTCAATCATTAAAAGAGTTAACAGCTAAATCTAAAAAAGAGCTTGACGAAATAGGTAATGACCCTAACGGGTACAACCCTAACAACTCTAAAATATATGATATATTAGAAGGAATGATAAGATCAAAATCATTAGCTTTTAAAACAAAAGATGGAGGTATATCAAATCTTACTGCCTTGCCGGGGTTTAACATGGAAAACATGGTAAGTGAAACCATGCTTAGTATGTTGCCTTATCTTGCTAAATTTAACCCAAAACAAAACAATTCTTTGTTTGGCTACTCAATGGCTTTTTTAGGCAAAAGGATGAGTGGAGCTTTAAGAACAGGAAAAGTAGCAGATCCTTCTTTCGGTGTTGAACTATCAAAGGCTAAAGGAATTACAGCTAGCGAACCAACCGCACCAGCTGCTCCTGAAAAAACTAAATATAAAAACTTAGTACAACAAAGAGTTTTAAGCAACGAAGGATTAAAAACCGTTAGAGACAAAGTTATTTCATCTGTTAGAGTATTAAAATCTAAATTCGATGCAGCTGTAACTAAAAACGTAAGTGTACCTCCAATCATTGCTGAGATAAAAAAGGACATTGGAAAACAAGCCGATATTGTACTTAAAAAAGAAATGGGTGGTATTAAGAACAACGAGTTGCAAAACTACCTTAAAACCAATAAAAAGGCTATCCTGGAGAATATGACAACCTTTTATTTGACTAAAGCATTTCCAGAAGCGATACAAAAGTCTGTTGGTGGAAAATATTTATTAGATAAAGATGGTAATAGAGTTATAAATGCTTTTGGAGACGCTACTTTTGTTCCTAACTTTGTTAATAGCGATGTGTGGAAAGGTGCTAAAATAGATAGAGAAAAAACATCGACAGAAGCAAAAGGCAAGACCTCAGGTAATGAAATAATAAGAAGATTACCTAATGTAAGCCAAGCTATATCGGACGAATTATTTTTAAGTTCTATTATAGGTGCTGACGGTAAACCTATTAGGGGTAGAAAAGAATCCTTAGCTAAAGCTATGGGTGAAGAAATTGCTTTTGATATTATTAATCAGGATTTAAAAACGGATGGACCTATTTCTGAAGCGTTAAAAAACAACCAAGAAGCTCTAGGCGTTGTTATTACAGAAAACTTCGAAGAAGAGCTTTCTCGTCAAATTGAAAGAGGTAATATCAAGCTCTCTGTTAGTAAAAATATTTCAGCCGGTTTAAATATACTTACTGCTAATAAAGGTGACACTAGTTCTTTTGCTGTGCAAGCTTGGTTAGTAGACCAAAGCAATGAAGTTAAAAAATACTGGAATGAAAACGCGGTTCCGTTGTTCGCAAAGCTAAGCACTGCGGTGAAAAGTGAAATTAAAAAGAATTTGCCGAAATATATTGATAAATTCCCAGAATTAGAAACAGCTTACAAGAGGTTTGCTAAAAATGTTTTAGACGCTACCAATCTTAAAAATAATGCAAAAGCTACAGCTGATCTTCAAGCTTTTCAAACTAATTTTTCAAAAGCTATAGGTAATCTATTTAACCCTGTAAGGGGGTTTAACTTTCTAGGTAGTAGCAGTAGAGCGGGTGAGCTAAATCAAGAAACAGTTAGTAGCCTAAAACAAGAGCCAAAATTAGGAGCATATAGTAAAAACAAATTAACGGAACTAAAAAGTGTTTTACCGGATGTTGTTATATTCAACATGGGAAGAAAAACAGTTAATAGTTTATTAGATTTTATTACAAATAATTTAGCAAAGGGAGGTGCTCAAATGCTTACTAATTTTAGCAACAGCGCTATAGGTAAACAAATGACAAAAGCCAAAATTGCCAACACTGTTTTATTTAAGTTTGTTAATGTAGCAGCTCTTGAATCCGTGCTAGACTCGAGCAATATAAATAAAGCATATGCAGGGTTTTTAAGATGGTTAGAAACAAACAATAACAATAGTACTGGGTTAAAAGCTCTTGGGTTTTTGCAAGGTATTGAAGTTGTTCCAAACCAAGCGGTATACACAGCTGTAGATGGTAAAAAATACTACTCTAAAGGAGGATTAAAAATCGTTACCGCTGCTCAACAATCCAGCACAAAAGCAGGTCTTGTTATCAATACTAAGCATACCAATTGGAAAGAGGCTGAAACTTACCTAGAGAAAAAAGGAGCTTTTAAAAACCTTAAGAAGTTTTTTGAAAATGAAGATTTTAAGAATATACCTGAAGGGGAAAGGCTAGAGTTTATAAAACAATGGACAATCGCTCAAGCTTTAAAAACAACATTAGAGCATCAGAAATCTATGGGCAAAGTCGCTAAACAGCTGCAAGTAGTCGCGGCAGAGGCAACTCAAAAATGGATAAACAGCGAAAAAACTGCAGAAGACAAAAGTAGGATAATGCAAGAGTTTGAACAAAAGGTTGGACAAATACATTCTGACTTTGGACTGGTTTTTAACTCTTCGTTTATTTCTGAAATACAAAATGATGCACTAGGTCAAACAAGTGAGCTAGACACTGCAAGGCTTATAGCTGCTCCTATAAAACAAACTAAAAACATTCTAGATGTAACAACAGGCAAACCTTTGTTGGATCCAGCTGTTACAAAGCTTAAAAAAGATATTGCAGCAAATATTATAAAAGATATAGCTAAAGCTAATAAATTATCTGCTGAAAACAATAAAAAAGAAAGTTCTTTAAAAGCGCCTTCAACCAGAGACAATCTAAGCTTAACTAAAGAATTTAACAGTATAATTGAACGTAACAAAGGTGTTTCTACTGATATTACTTACTCTAAAATAGTAGCTAAAAGAATGGGCGCTAATATAGGTAAATATCAATTTTACTTACCTTCTTCTGCTGAAGACTTTAGATTGCTGACAAGTTATACTTTTTCTGGTAAAGGAAAGCAAGGTACTAAAGATATGGCTTGGTTTGATAAAAACTTAATAAGACCTTATACTGTGGCTATGGCTGCTATTGACGTTGCTAAGCAAACAACTAAAAATGATTTTAAAGCTTTAAATAAAGCAATGCCTAATATAGCTAAAACTATAGGTGATTTAATACCTACTAAAGATTATACAAATGATCAAGCTGTTAGGGTTTACTTATGGAGTAAAGCTGGTTATTCAGTTCCTGGTTTAAATGAAAAAGAGGTTGGTGCTTTAGTTGCTTATGTAGCAGGTAATCCTGAGTTAGCTCTTTATGCTGACAGCTTAGTTACTATATCAAAAAGTAACGAGTGGTTAAAACCAAGTGAACACTGGGATGTGGGTACAATACTTTCAGATATAAATAACTTAACTGAAAAAGGCGGTAGAAAAGCATACTTAGCACAGTGGATTGAAAATGTAGATGAAATATTTAGCGATGTAAACCTAAATAAAATAGAAGCTTTATATGGTAAAAGGCATGTAACCGCTTTGAAAGATTCTTTATATAGAATGAAAAACGGTACCAACAGACCGTCTGGTTCAAATGCTCAGGTTAATAAATGGAATAACTGGTTAAACAATTCAATCGGATCTATAATGTTCTTTAACCGTAGATCAGCATTGTTACAATTGCTTTCAACTAGTAACTTTTTAAATTGGAGTGATAACAACCCTATCAAAGCAGGTGCAGCGTTTGCAAATCAAAAACAATATTGGAAAGATTTTTCTACATTATTTAATTCTGATAAATTAAAGCAACGTAGAGGTGGATTAAGAGCAGATGTTAATGAAGCAGAAATAGCTAGTGCAGCAGCAAATTCAAAAAACAAAGCTGTTGCAGCATTGAGTTGGTTACTTAAAAAAGGTTTTACACCTACACAAATAGCAGATAGTTTTGCAATTGCATCAGGTGGAGCTACTTTTTATAGAAATAGAATTAACACTTATTTAGGTCAAAAAAATGCAGATGGTGATAACTTGTATACAGAAAAGCAAGCTGAAGATAAAGCGTTTTTAGATTTTATAGAAGTATCCGATCAGTCTCAGCAATCCAGTGATCCTTCATTAGTATCTATGGAACAAGCGAGTATACTAGGAAGATTAGTATTAGCTTTCCAAAATACAACTCAACAGTATTCAAGAATAATGAAAAGAAGTGCATTGGACATTGTTAAAAGACGTCAAGTGCCTGGAACAACTTCTATGCTGCAAAGTGATTTTTCTAACTTTAGTAAAATAATGTATTACGGAGCAATACAAAATCTTATATTTAATGGTTTATCGGCTGCTATATTCGCATTGATACCAGGGTTTAGCGAAGAAGAAGAGGAAGAAGAAATAGA